CTTCCTCGATACGCAGAAGCTGGTTGTATTTGTCCACCCTTTCGCTGCGGGAGATCGAGCCGGTCTTGATCTGGCCGGTATTGAGAGCCACTGCCAAATCGGCGATGAAGGTGTCTCCGGTTTCGCCGCTGCGGTGTGAGACAACACAGGTCCAGCCGGCTTTATGCGCCATATTGATGGCCTCGATGGTCTCGGAGACGGTTCCGATCTGGTTCAGTTTGATCAGGACGCTGTTGGCAGCCTTTTCAGCGATGCCGCGCTTGATGAACTGGGGATTGGTGACCAGGAGGTCGTCGCCCACGATCTGGATCTTGTTACCCAGTCTGGCGTTGAGCTGCTTCCAGCCATCCCAGTCGTTTTCTGCCAGGCCGTCTTCCAGGGAGACGATGGGATACTTTTCCGCGATCATCTCATAATAGGCGATCATCGCGTCGCTGTTCATCTCTTTTCCTTCAAAGACGTATTTGCCGTCTTTCCAGAAGCTGGAGGCCGCGGCGTCAAGGGCGATATAGATGTCCTGCCCGGGTTTGTATCCGGCGGCGGTGATGGCTTCCACGATCACTTCCAGAGCCGCTTCGTTGGAATCCAGATTCGGCGCGAAACCGCCTTCGTCACCCACGCCTGTGGCCAGACCGCGTTTGATGAGGATGGCTCTGAGGGCATGGAAGGTCTCGGCATTCATGCGGATAGCTTCCCTGAAGCTGTTGGCGCCGAGGGGCATGATCATGAATTCCTGGATGTCCACGTTGTTGTCGGCATGCGCTCCGCCATTGATGATGTTGCTCATCGGGACGGGCAGGGTGCAGGCGTTCACGCCCCCAAGATAGCGGTAGAGGGGGAGGTCAAGCTCGATGGCGCTGGCGCGGGCGGCGGCCATGGAAACGGCGAGGATGGCGTTCGCTCCCAACTTGGCCTTGTTCGGCGTTCCGTCCAGATCCAGCATGATATGATCAAGATGTGACTGGGCGGTGGATTCCATGCCGATGAGGGCGGGGGCAATCTTATCATTGATGTTTTGCACGGCTTTGAGGGTGCCTTTGCCGCCATAGCGGGATTTGTCCCCATCTCGCAATTCGATCGCTTCCCGTTCTCCGGTTGACGCGCCGCTGGGCACTCCAGCCCGGGTAATCACTCCGCTTTCCAGGTGCAGATCGGCTTCCACGGTGGGATTGCCGCGTGAATCCAGTATTTCTCGTCCGTAAATATGAATGATTGATGACATTATTGCGTTACTCCTTAGTTGTATTCTATTCTTTGAAAATGTTCGCAAGGGTTTTGACTGAGCCGAGCAGAGCCGATGATTCGTAGGGAACCACAACTGTTTTGTCGCCCTGTTTGGTCACTTCCTGAAAGGCCGCCACATATTTGAGGGCTACCAGATACTGCGCGGGATCGGTGCCGGTGCCTTTTACTGCCTCGGCAATCAGCTCGATGGCCTTGCGCTCGGCCTCAGCAACCAGCAGCTTAGCCTGGGCTTCGCCATCGGCGCGGGTGATCTTGGCGGTCTTGTCGCCGTCGGCCACGCGGATCTGATATTCGCGCTCTCCATCCGCCTGCAGGATTTTTGCGCGTTTGTCGCGTTCGGCGCGCATCTCTTTTTCCATCGCGGTGCGGATTTCTTCCGGAGGCAATATCTCCTGCAGTTCCACGCGGTTAACCTTCACACCCCACTTGTCCGTGGCATCATCCAGGATGTCGCGCAGTTTGGCGTTGATGGTGTCGCGGGAGGTGAGGGTGAAATCCAGGGTTAGCTCGCCGATGACGTTACGCAGAGAGGTTTGGGTGAGCTTTTCGATCGCTTCCGGGAGGTTTCCGATCTCATAGACCGCCTTGTAGGGGTCGGTGACCTGAAAGTAGAGCAGGGCGTTGATATTGATGGAAACGTTGTCGCTGGTGATCACGTTCTGGCGCGGGAAGTCGTAAACCGTCTCGCGCATGTCAATGCGGTTTTCCTGGCGCTGGATCACCACCGTGTTGCCACGATAGTCAGCCTTGTTGTAACGCCAGTGGATGGGGCGAATCTTGTCGAATATGGGAACGATGATATGAATGCCGGAATCCAGGGTCTTGTAATACTTACCCAGACGTTCCACGATAACGACTTCAGCCTGGCGCACCACGATTATGCCTCTGGAAATCACAGTGATGGCAAAGATCGCAATGGCGAGTCCGACGATAACTCCTATCGAGACCATAAGTTACTCCTTTTGCGCAAGTTTATTTCAAAAAAACCAGAGCCCGTAGTTCTGACAAGCAAAAAAACTGTTCCCTTGCAAACTGGCTGGATGAACTAACTCCACAACAAGTATGTAAAGAGTTTATCGTTTACCAGACTGTGCCTAAGCATCTGCCTATCTGAAAGATAGATATGCCGGCCGGATAAACAGGCACCTGGCAGGACAGGCTCTTCAGCGGGCACATTTTCTGTGTCGCCCTCGCGCGCGCGAGGGAGCTAAGTCTTTGTCTTCCTGGGGTCATCCTTAACCCGGTGAGGGATGACCTAAGGATGATGGCA